TCAGTAACTATTACATCTTCACAAATTGGGTAATAAGGGCTGTCTTTTGCCCATTGAATACCAGCAATCATCAATTCACCACAATTTTTAAGCCTCGCCAACTCGTGGTCTAGTTTTTTATTAGCAAGTATTTGTTTTTGTATTTTTTCTTGGGTTGTAGCTGATCTTAAACAGGCATTTTGAAAACCACCCCCAAGTGGTATTGAAAAGGTTGCAGCAACGCCAAAATTTAAACTTAAATTATCTTTATTGCCACTGTAATTTTCTTGGTAGTACAAAATTTCCCCTGCATTTGTAAGGTTGCCATCACTATCGGTTGCCATGTTGTAAACAGGCGTGGGATATGTGTAATCTTGTGGGCGTTTTTGTGAAAAAGTCGTGGTTACAAATGGACTAACGGTTAGCATTGCATTTTGGCATACAACCCCAGCACCATATTGGTTTTCTATCAAATTTCCTTGTAAAACTTGCACTGCCTGATTCGAGACTGAACCAGTGGAATTTGCGACAGGAGCAGCAGTTTGTGAGGTGTTAGCCATTACTGGCTGCCCAAACAATAAAGCTATTATTGGGAAAATATTGTGGTTGTTTCTGTTACGCTTTCGCTTTGTATGGTTCTCGTTAGATCGGTAATTCTTGACATTGAGGGCTGTTGATATACTTCTGTAAATTGAAATGCCCCTCCTTGAGTGGTCAACTGCCAGTTTGGTTTGGTTGTTAAATCTGCCCCTGTCCATGTATAAGTAGTACCGTTTATAGTTTGCTGCACAGTAGCGTTTGCTGGGGATATGCTGTCGCCAGAGGCCGATACGCCTGCCCCTGACACTGAATAAGTAAAACCACTATTGAAGTCGGTAGTGCGGATTGTTTCTGTAATATTTGTCTGAGTTCGGGTCGTAGAATTACTTGTGCCAGTAGTGAAATTGGGAACGACAGGGATTGCATATATAGGTTTACTTATTAATAAAATAGTCAAAAACAACCATTTCATCAATCTAAGACGCTTAACTCAGATACAAATTGGCCTATGCAAGTTGTACCAGCCCCACCAGCAACACACGTATTTGTATGGTTGCCAACAACAGTACCAGCTAAATTACCAGCTACACCACCAGAATAAGATGTTGTTTTTGACAATACTGGTAAGTCAGCAATAACGCCTGTACTTACATCAGCACCCGAGCCAACAGCATACACGTCATCGCCTTCTATAAAACTTTCTGAAAAACTAAATGCAGACCCTACAGTGTTCATTTCATACGTGCCATCTGTCATAGTTGGGGCTGCTCCATTTGAGCCTGCAGTTAAACCACCAAATGTTTGACTATCGGAAACTTTAATATTTGAACCCGATACGCTGTATGTTGACGCACCTCTTTCGCCAACTGTATAAGCACCATCAGTTGTAAGTTGTACGCTGTTTGTAAGTTTATGCGTTACGTCTGCATAGGCTGCAGTACTTAGCAAAGGCAACAGCAAAAGTAGTTTTTTCATTTGATACCAACTTTTGTATCTTTATTGTTAACTATCTTAACATTATCATTTAGTTTCTTTTTGTCATTACCTTTTTTAATATTTAAACCATATTGGGCTGTCACCGCCGAAAGAAGGCCAGCAGCGAAAGTTGTATCAATTTGCCTTGTAGGGTTTGGGTTGAAGTAAGACCATGAAATAACTCCCAAACTCCAAAAAAGTATAATCATTTGCACGACGTTGGCAATCAGGCCATTACCTTCTTTTTCCTCTTGATCGTCCATAAAAAAGTTGCAGTTATGGCAAATTTAGCAATTATTGTTATGTTTGGAAAGTAACACAATTAATTATGATTAAAATTTTAAAACCAATATTAATGACGTTCCTTACTACAACAACAGTAAAACGCCTCGTGGTTGACCTGTTAAGGGCCATTTGTAAACAGACAACGAACACCCTTGATGATAGGGCTGTAGATATTTTGGAAAAACAATTATTTCCACTTAAATAATGCAAAAAAAATTCCTTGACATATTAATTGAACCAACGCCCCCAGAACTATTACTTTCTGTTGAATTGCGTTGCAGGGAAATTATGGCAAGTGATGATTATGACAATATAAAAAGGTATTGCACCCATTTAGTAAGGCATCAGGCAAAGCAAGACGTATTTTTGGCAAGTGTGCTTGGCAGGCTGGTAGAGCTAGAAGCACAACTAGCAGTAAATGAAGTAAGAGAAAAAAAAGGGTTTTTAAATAAAATTAAAAAAGTTTTTAAAAAAAAGTTATAAATTTTCAGCCTCGTACTGATTTATTTCTTCTGTTGTAAAGTCTCTAATAAGTAATTTATTAATAAGGCCAATTTGATAATTGTACTTGGTAATTAAAATACGTATATTTTCGCCTACCCTGTCATCTTGTATGGTTGCAACATGGTTTTTATTTATGTCTATAAGGTGGTCGTAACCCCTTATTTGCGACTCTAATTCTTTTAATAAGTTATCAGCCCTAATTTTTTTTAGGGCGTCTAACTTAATTTCTGACGGTTTTTTTGGCATATTTAAAATGGTATTTCATCTTTATCCCACTCCATATCGTAGTCTGTTTTGGGTGGTTTGCTTAATTCTTCTTTTATTGCTTCCTCCTCCTTTTGGGCTGCAACCATTTCATTTAAAGTTTTTGCTTCCTCAAGCATTTTTGGGTTAATAGTGCCATAAGCACCGTAATCATCTTCATTTTTGTCAAAGGTGTTTTTCTTGCCATTGCCCCAAAGGTTAACGCCTTGTGCCATGTGTGAAGTACCCTCTTGCATATCGAAAACTTTGCCCTCCTTATGAAAGTCAGGGTTGTTTTTCATGGCCTGTAAGTGGTTGCAAAAGTTATCAATGCTATCCAAAGGCACAAATAATTTTATACGCCTTGGGTATTTTTGTTTACTGTTTTCAAAGTTGTTGTCGCCTACCGAAAAATTTATTGGTAGTGGTAATGCAAATTCAAATTCCATAATTAAAAAGGTGTAATTGGTTCAATGTTGTTTTCTTTTTCCCAAGCCAGTACATTGTCAAAGTTATAACGTATTGTCATAAACTTTTTACGTAGTGGCTGGGGTGGTATTTCCTCCCACTTTGGGCCATAATCTTTGCCCTTACGTGTACGCCAACGCCAGTGCTGTAAAGTTTTTACTTGCACCCCATAACGTTCTGCAAGCTGTTGTGGCGTTAAATAAATTGTTTCGGTCATAATAAACTGGCCTCCTTTTGCACAATAGCATTTTCTAATTTTGCCTTATCCATATCGGTAAGCTTGCCTTCTTTATGGCGTACTTGGACACTTTCTTTAAAAGAGTTTAGTTGGTTAATTGAACTAACACCTTGCAAAAACTTTGTTGCCATGTTGTAAGTCGTGCTTGTATCGTTGGCATTTGTTGTTGTTGTTTTTGCTGGTTTATGTGTTTTCCAACGCTGTTTGCCGTCATAAAGTGATAAACCAAACTGGTTGCCAAAATTCATTAAGGCACGTTTTTTTGCATCTGTTTCTGCTTCTTTAATTGCAGCTTCAATGTTTAAACCAATACCTTGTTTTGTATTGCCATGGCCTGCCCCTGTACCCTCTCTTACTACATCACCAACAGTAATTCTTACTTTTGCAGTAAAAGTAACATTGTCGGGTTCTGCATTTACCATTGTCGTTTCTAAAGTTTCGCAAGACCAGCCATCAAAACCAAATATCCTATTGGCCTCGTCTATAACGTGCCAGCCTTCAACATAGGAAAGTTGAAAAGTACCAGCCCTGTTGCCGTCTCTTGTTTCTACATTTTTTTTGTCAATAGGTTGTTTAAGTAGTTCAACCTGTTCTGGTGTAAAAGTCATAATTAGTTTTTAAATGCCCAACGTGGCATTGATAAGGTTTGTACTGTTTCTGAATAGCCACGCCAATAATTATCAGTGTGGCAAAGGCTTATTTCTTTTAATGCTTGTTCACGTAAACTACGGCCCTCAAGCAATGCGTCTTTATCAAGCTTGTAAATACCAACGGCAAAGGGGTAAACCTTCTCAACAAAAATAAAATTAAATTCTTTTGCTTGTACCGTTTCAAGGTAGTGTGCAGCCTGTATATGGTAATTGAGGTTTGCAATAGTTTTTATTGCTTTTTCTGGCGACGCACCGCCTTCGCCTGTAGTTTTTAAATCAATAATTAAATCGCCAACTAACCAATCTGGCCTTGCTTTTACCTCAATACCACTTTTTTTGTCTTGCGTAAAAAAACTTAATTCTGGAGTGCCAAAACTTAAAGGCTTTGATGCAAGTGGGTGGTTATGTACGGCGTCAGC